TAGTATACGGTGGCCTAGTAGATAAGATTCTAGACCTAGATGGCAAGCTCCTATGTATGGATCACAAAACCTCAACATGGGAGTCGCAGTACCTAGTACCTAGCTTCCAACTTAGCAACCAGTTCATCGGTTACGTATGGGCCACACAACAAATACCACAATACGAGAGTTGTAATGATTTCATAGTGGACGTATTATTAATATCACCCAAGAACGACAGCTTCTTTCGCAGCGAACTTAACATGTCACAGGAGATAATAGATGAATGGAAACGCGGCATAATCGTTACATGCCAACAAATCCTATCCATGCATAAGAATGAGTTCTTTCCTATGTATGGTAAAGACGCATGTACATCATGGAATCGGCTTTGTCCATATTTCGATATATGTGGAGCATCACACGGATTCCGAGACACAGTACAAAACACACAATATAGCGAGCTGGTCTGGGATACCTCAGACCGCTAGAAAGGTAGTAATCACATGCCACAGCACATAGACATGGGTACAAAACGAGATGATGCACCTAAGAAGACTCTCATATACGGCGATGTCGGTAGCGGGAAAACCTTCTGTCTTCGTACGTTACCTGAGAGGGCTTTACCTGCATTCATCATAGACATAGACGAGGGTAGTGAGGCTCTAGAAGGTGACTTTGCCGAGGGTACATTCAAAGGTCTTATACCTGACAGACTCATCACGGACAAAGGCAAAGAGAAACCTGCGGCGTATGATCAGATCAAGCAAGCTTTACAACGTATACACAAAGCGGAACCTGAGTCACAACCTAACACAATAATCATAGACTCTATGACTCGCCTCTACGGTGCAATCATGGACTACACTATGAGTAGTAACAACAAACCATTAGATGCTGCACCTACACAACCAGACTACGGCATCGCAATGCGCTTAACCATAAAGTTCATTGAAGCTTTAATAATGATGCAGAAGAACATAGTAGTGATATGTCACGAAGACGCTAAGGAAAACGAAACCACAGGCATAGTGAAGATAGTCCCGTCACTCACTGGTAAGCTCGCAGGTATCATTCCATCGTACTTCGACTATGTACTCCATGCAGTAGTTAAAGGTAAGGGAGACAAGGCGTCATACCTATGGCAAACCCGTCCCAGTGGCGTATACACAGCACGTGTACGTAACCCTAACCTAGAATCCGAGATGCCCCAGGATTTTAACATACTACTCCCATGAACCCTAAGAAAGACTTTAACCTTTTAGGCAACATAAACAAAGGGTATACTAAAATGCCTGAGGATACGATATATCTACCCATCACAGAAGACGATGCGTACATCCTACAAGAAGTTTTAATTGGTCAAATAGACCATGCGCGATACATGGGATTCCAAGAAAGACGAGAAGCTCTAGTTCGCGTTAATATAGCACTACAACATAGCCTCGCGGCGGCGCAAGAGAAAGGACAACAGTAGTAATAGTCGTACGTAACATTCGCGTATACACACGTATACACATACCAACATTATCCATAGAACAAAGGGTAACATTATTATGACCGAAGTATATCAAGACCTACAGTTTGGTAGCCTCGAGACCGAGAAGAAGAACCTTGACCGTAGTATTGATCCCGGACAGTACGAACTCATGTTCAGCAAATGGACATATCGTGAGTCTCGCGCATCCGCAAAGCCTGGTATTAATTTCGAGTTCAAAGTTATTAATGCCGATGACGCAGACTCCAATGGCTTTACGGTATTCCACTGGTGCTCCTGGGGTTCGTGGTTCTTCAACCAAGCAGTGCTGGCTATTTTCGCTGATCGTCTCTCCGAACTGAACAGCCTTGATCCTGACAGTGACGAATACGAGCAGAAGAAACTAAACCTTAACTTCATGGAGATCCAAGAGAACATCTCAGAGGACTTAGACGAAGCTGTTGGCAGCGAGTGTGTGGCTAAAATCAAGTCCGAAGACTGGTCTAACGAGACTACCGGTACATCTGGCACCTCTATTAAGATCGAGCGTTTTGTAGTCTAAGATAGTAATCCTAACGTACATTTAACCCCACGAGATAGGCAGGGCATTGGGTAGTGTCGTAATAACACTACCCGTGTCTTGCCTTTCTCAGTTAAGGATATTTAGATGACCGAAGACATTAGATCCATAGCACCATCGGAGATAAAAACTCCCATGATGCGGCAACGTAAAGAGTTTGCTCCTGCAAAGCTCAAAGAACTAGCAGACAGCATCCACGAAGTAGGCCAGATACAACCTATTGTAGTAGACTCGAATCTCGTATTAATCGCAGGCGAGCGTAGACTTAAAGCAATCAAGACCATACTAAAGAACAAGGACACATATGAAAACTGGGCAGACTTCGAGACCGTAAAGATCTCAATCATAGACCCTACAGACGATTGGCATCGACATACCATAGAACTCCAAGAGAACATTAAACGTGAGCCGTTGACTCCAGCTGAGGAATCTCGCGCCGTCGATGATTACGAGCGTTTGATGGAGAAACTCAAAGGTAAGACTAAGCGTGGCCTGGGAGCATCCGAGGGAGGTCACTCACAAAAAGACACGGCTACGGATCTTAATATGTCCCAAGCCAGTGTAAGTGATCATCGTAAGGTAGCGCGTGTGCTAGACATAGCACAACACATTCCAGAACTATCAGACCTCGAGCACGAGACATCAAAGAGCGGCATCCTAGGCAAGTTCAAGGCATACAAAGTTAAAGAAATACGAGCCGAGATAGCACGCCGCGCTATGGAATCCCATAGACAAGACCTAGATGGCGTAGTAGTCCTAAGCGATGCCTTAAAGTGGCTCGATACACTCGAAGAAGAAAGTGTGGATTTAGTGTTAACCGATCTACCTTTTGGCATAGAGGTCTTTGAGTCTAACACACTAGCCAAATCCTCTCACGGCACCCAATGGCAGGACGATGAGGAATCCATTAAGTCCTTCGTACAACAGCTAATCCCTAAGTTGTATCTAGCCTTGAAGCCTAATGCCCACATGTGGATATTTAGCTCCTGGATAGAGACATTCTGGATCGAACGTGCATGTACCTTAATTCCAGACCTAGAGTTCGAGTACCCACCTTGGATATGGAACAAGGTAAAATCTACACCTGCAATCAATGGAGCTGCTACAGGTGACCAAACCTATGAGTATATCTGTCATCTACGTAAGGGTACTGTATCTATGCCCGAACGTCTTGGCCCTAATCTTATATCATACGCTAGACCTGTTGCTACCAAGTATCCGACAGAGCGGCCACTAGACATACTAAAGTTCTTCATAGAAAACTGTACCCTTGAAGGTGAGCTAGTAATAGACCCGTGTTGTGGCTCAGGTGGACACTTAGTAGCAGCCATACAAACCAACCGTAGAGCTTTGGGCTCAGACATAAATCCCGAAGCAATCAAAGTAACTAAGTCTAGACTCGTACTGGAGACTTCTCATGAAGGAAGCCAAGATACATAGTGCCCGCTTTAGCGCAAACCAACAAAAGGTAACCGTATATACATCCTCGGGCAGAGTCCAAATAACCATAGAAAACAATAACATCCAGGTTCATCTACGCCCACATAAATCTAAAACCTTAGTAGACCCTAGGGGGTGGTTGAGAGCTGCATACAATACAGTTTTGTTTATGCCGAAGAGGGCTTATAAGGCTGTCAGGACTACAAGGAACATGGGTACCAAGTAGTACTAGGCTTCTAAGGGGTCTAGCAAAGTGGTAGAGGGCAAAGGATTCCAAGTTGGACCTAATGGCCCACCCAATAACCAAGTGGCTTAGAAAGCGAGACGCTTACATGAATATACAACCAGACGGTGCAGAAGACGCAGAAATTGTAGTTGTAGGAGAATCACCATCCAAAGACGATGCTATATCTGGCGTGCCTTTTTCAGGATCTCAAGGAGAACTATTGTTTGATGATATACTAGCCCGTGCAGGTATCTTCCGCAAGGATTGCTTAGTGTTACATACCTACGGCAAGCAAGCTCCTGGGAATAAGCTAGATATAGTAAACGATCCTTTCGAACGTAGTGCGGAACACTGGAAACTTATACAAAAACATCCACGTAAACTAATCATAGCAGTAGGCGAGTATGCGCTTAGGTTTCTATGTAGTGAGTCCGGCATCACTAAGTGGCGTGGGTCGTTGTTGTATTCTAACAGAGGAAAAATCCCTGTTATTCCTATGATTGCTCCAGTAAGTATCATACGTCAGTATTCTTGGTTAGTGCTTTGCCGTAAAGATGCCTTAAAAGCTAGACGTGTGGTGACGGATTTTGACTCCATAGTAGATCACAAGCGTGACATTGTACACTATGGTCAACTTAAGAAGGATCATGCCACCGAGGAATCAGGCTTAATAACAAAACTCCTAATAGAAACTCTTAGATCGTACCACGATGCACCATGTTTAGCATTTGACATCGAGACATATGCTGAGTGCATAACATGTATAGGAATAGCTAGATCTGTTAAGGATGCTGTAGTGATCCCGTTTACTACACAACTTAGACACGAGGACAGAATAGCACTCATACGAGAGTTAGACATACTCCTTAGTAATAACTCTCTTAAAGTAGGACAAAACCTAGACTATGATGTCCAGTACCTAGCTAAGAACTTTGGCATACGGGTACGCAATGTATGGATGGACACTATGGTTGCACATTCGGTAATGCATCCCGAGATGGGCCACAGCCTAGACCTCTTAGCATCTATATACACAAACAAGAATTTCTACAAAGAGATGCGTAAAGAAGCAACCAGTGGTAATTATAACAATACCCTATGGGAATACAATGGTATAGATTGTTGTGTGACCTATGAGGTAGCTATAAAACTCTCGCATGAGTTAATAGATACACATGCTTGGGAGTTCTTTCACAATGTAGCCATGCCAGTGACTAAGACATTAATTCGTATGGAACATAAAGGAGTAAACATAGATGAAGATCTTAGGACGAAACGCAAAGAAACCCTTAGCAAAGAAGTGGCTGATCTTCTTGCCGATGATGCTTTGTGTGGGGTTAATCCTAACAGCCCTAAACAGGTACTGGACTACTTCAAATCCAAGGGAGTTCGATTGCCTGTAGGTAGAGGACGTAAAACACCTTCTACAGATGTACATACACTTAAACTACTACGTCCTAGACAACCTAAACATCATGCATTTATAGACAAGTGCTTGGCAGTACGTGACAGACGCAAAACCATAGGGACGTATCTTGAGGCTAAGGTACACAAAGACGGCAGAATGCGTACATCGTACCGTACATCAGCTACAGACACAGGACGTATATCTAGCTCTAAAGATGTATTTAACAAAGGTATGAATCTTCAGAATGTCCCAGGAGATCAACGTGACTGGTTTGTACCAGACCCAGGCTTAGTACTCTGGGAAGCTGATGGATCACAGATCGAAGCTCGCATAACAGCCTACGTAGCAGCAGACGAGAACTACAAACAGGGCTTTATAGAAGGTCGAGACATACACAGTGAAAACGCTAGGGCTTTGTTTAAGATTCCTGAGAGTAAAGTCCGTGATCCTGTAGAGGGCACACATTACACATACCGCGATATAGGTAAAAGGGCATCACATGCGATTAACTACATGGTAGGTCCAGGCAAGCTCAAGGATCTTATGAACGAGTACGTGCCTGACATGAAGTTCTCGCTTAATGATTCTCGTAGGTTCATAGAGAGCTTTAAGACTCTAAGACCTGGTATACATAAGTGGTGGATTAATACTATACAGCACCTTAAGACTAATCGTGTGATGCGTACACCCTACGGTCGACAAAGAGTGTTTCTGGATCGCTGGGGTGACCAACTCCATAGGGCTGCTGTAGCATTTGTACCACAATCTACCGCGGCTGATCATATCAATGCTGCGTTGGCTCGTATAGAGCTCAGACTAGAATCCATACCTGAAGCATCTGTATTGCTTCAGGTCCATGATTCCGTAGCAGGTCAGTGCAAACCAAAGGACTTAGAACATGTCCGTAATATTGTATGCGAAGAAATGGAGAAACCTATACCAAAGGGCTTTGGATATTATTGGGAAGACGACCTAGTAATCCCTGCCGACTTCGCATCTGGACCTAATTGGAAATCCTGTAAATAATCATGCCATTGGAGGGGTTGGGAGGTGGGGGAGTCTCCTATTGTGCATATGCCAATATGGGCCTGGATATACCAGGTCGTATGTACAACTGTAGGTATTGGGAGATACTTACAGACCCTTCCTTTGGCTCACTAGGAGTATATTATGCATATTCATATTAAGAACACTATGGAAGATAACTTAAGTGTGTATGACTCAAACAATGACGACAGCGTAATAATAGCAATACTAGACGATAGTATCGTAACTGCGATTGTGTTAGATCTAGCCCATGCCTCAGCAGTTAAGTTACACTCTGAACTAAGCAAGCTCCTACAAGGTTATCAAGCTCCGG